TATAGTTATTATTTTTTTATACATAATGTTATTTATTATCTTTAATTTGATCGTATAGCACCCAAATAGCCACAGCTATAAAAGGCGTATATAGTATGATCAAAAGTATTAATTCATATAGTTTCATTTTGCTTTTATATTTGAGTAATTAAACTCGATCAATACTCTAATTTAATAAAGTATTGAACGTGGCTAATTAATTCAATTCTACTTGCCATTCTTTGGCAAACATATCGTGCATAATTTGCGAACGTCTGCTAAAAGTGTTTAGATGATTTACACCACGGTTTTCTTTTTTAGCTTTTGAAGTTTCAGTGACCGCTTGCATATAAGAAAAAAGATTTTTATCTTTAAACTCCTCATGCCTTGGGTTTCTATATTCGTCTAAAACTTTAGGTATTTGCTGGTAGGTAATTGCGCCCGAATCAGCCAAGCGAACAGTTAAATCATTTTGGTGTAATTGGGAGTCTAAATCTATGGTTTTATATTTATCAATTCGGTCAAATTTAGCTTCGAAAATATCCCCTAATTTAGAAACGGCATTGAATACTAAACCAAGTAATTCATCATTTATTTTTGATGTATGTTTTCTTGCAACTATGAATTCTCCCGATATTTCAAGATTGTCACAAATCTCGCAATCCGTACCGTGTACATAATTCAACCGGAATTTTTTATCTGAACAATTACGAATTCCTAAAGTGTAATTAAAAGCCTCGTCCCGTTTACATTCTAAACCAAGTAGGCCAAAGAATTGGCTTCCATCAGGCTTAGCGGCATATGCCTCATCAACTATATTGAACTTGTTTAATTCAAGGGCTTGGTGTGTCAAATCCACTAGCCTCGAATTGTCAACGGGATGGTGTGTTTTAGTCGCTTTTGCGATTGGTAGGTTTTTTATTTCGTCGCGGGTGATTGTCTCACTACCGCACATAGTCATTAATGCCATAATATTTTTATTTAGTTTTTATCGCGTGGTTGTTCCACACCCAAATAATGGCAGTGTATAAAAAAAGTGTCAAACATTTATAAAAATTAATTTACATATAATTGAAAAAACAGTTCACAATATTTGACAAACGTCAATAAAAAATACCTTTTATTTTAGGTAGGTTTTGTTAGGTTTTTCCAGAGATGGCCGCAAAAAAGAAAAGGAGTAATAACCAATTAGAAAAATCTAAAGTTAATAAAATAAAATCTCTTTTGATGGACGGTAACAGTGTTTTAGAAATAGCAAATAAAGTACAGTGCAGTGCTACCACAGTGCAAAAAATACGCTTAGAAATAAGAGATAAAATTCCCTCTTGGCGGGAAAGAACTATCAAAGGTTTGACTAAACTTCACACAGATGTGTTAGCCAATTTGCAAGAAAATTATAAATCAGTACCGCCCGGCCAGATTGGAATTCTACTTGGCATTTTAGACGACAAAATAGCTCGATATAATCAAGACAATAACACAACAGTGACCCATAATCATTTACACATTACGCATAAAGACATTAACCATTTATTTACTGATAAAGACACAGGAGGCAAGACTCCAGAACCTAAGAAAAATGAACCTATTGACATTTAAAAGGACGTTTTTGCATTTGCACGGCTCGACTCTTGAAAATTTTCCCTCCCTTCGGTCGGGATTTAGAGTGTTGCTTCGCAAGAAGCTAACGATCCAACCAAGAAAAATAGTTGCTTCGCAAGGGGGGGAGGGGGTCAATTCCGCGCGCGCGCGCTCCATTGACAATGGGTTTTCAATATACAAAATTTTTGACAAAAAGACTACTACACCATGCTGGAATCTGATTTAGTAAACACAATAGGCATTTCTAAAGCGCAATTGCGAAAAATGCGGAAAGAACGACCTTCTGCGGTTTTTAAAAAAGGCCGCGAAATACATTGGACAGACGAAGGCGTGGATTGGGTTAAAGACACTTTAGATTTAAAAGAAGATGCGCCTGTTCTCCCAACTAAATTTCCAGCAATTGTATTTAGGCCAACTTTTCCAAATACAAAGATTATTCAAGTAAACGCATCTCCCCGTGGAATGAAGGAATTACTAACTGTACGAGTTCGAGATTCTAGCGTGTATGTAAAACACATGGCTATTGAAATTAAAAAAGACGGTAACGGTTGGACAGTCACTCGCCACCCACGGCAAAGAGGACGTTTTTAGCATGACTCCTGACGAACAAGTGGATGCGTTCCACAATGATCTCATATCATTAGTTAACCGATACAAACTGGAATTTGATATGACTTACACTCAGATGGTAGGGGTTTTAGAAATGTATAAGATGGAATTGTTTTGCGAAGCAATGACTCTTTTAAACGATAAACGCGATGACGATGATGAAGACGAAGACTTTAGTTTTGAAATCAATTAATAATACAAAAATTAAGTTAGCTAATAAAATAGTTAAAGAACTGGACGTTAAAACTGACATGGGTAAAGAGATTGTTAAAGTCGCTTTAGAATGTATTGAGTTATTTGACACTAAACAAAGAGACTACGGCAGCACTAACATTAGCTCATCTGGCGAAATTGGGGTGGCAGTGCGAGTGCAAGATAAAGCCAGTAGAATGCGCCACATATTGTTGAAAAAACTCCGTGGTGAATCGTCTGTTAATAACGAGCCACTTATTGACACATACCAAGATGTTGCTAATTACGGCATGATAGGAATGCTGTTAAATCGCAAACGCTGGAAATAACTACATGGCTTTTACTCCAACACCGCATCCTGTTCTCATTGTTCCTTCACAGGAGAAAATGCAGAAATTTGCAGACCGTGGTGAAGAAGGGTTGACTGAGTTAGCGCAACATCTGGAAAAGCGCGAAGAACTAATTCGTTTAGAAAAACAAGATCCCTATAGATACGGCTTTGAGCCAGATCATTGGAAAGATGCTGATAAACTGTGGGACGGCGTTAGTGAGCTATTGATTCAAGGGGGTAACCGCGCTGGAAAAAGTGAATTTGCTGCTAAACGCATTGTGGAAATGATGGTGGAGAAAAAAGGTTCTAAAGTTTGGGTACTTGGAATGACGGCTCAATCTAGTATCCGCGATCAACAACAATTAGTTTACAAATACATTCCTACAGAATGGAAGAATGTTAAAAAAGGCCGGGTGCAAAATGTTAGTTTTAGCCAGAAAAACGGCTTTACTGAAAACACGTTTATTCTACCAAATGGATCGCAGTGTTGGTTTATGAATTATAGCCAAGAAATGCGCGTTATTGAAGGTGGTGAAGTGGATATGATTTGGTGTGATGAGCTTGTGCCAATTACATGGATTGAAACACTTCGGTTTAGGCTTATTACAAGAGCGTCAAGCCACGCTTTATCTGGACGGTTATTGATTACTTTTACTCCTGTGGATGGGTACACCCCGACAGTTAAAGAATATTTAAACGGAATGAGGCTTTTAGATCATAAACCAAGTCCGTTATTACCCGATAATGTAAACGTAGCTGGTTGTCCCGCTGGTCATATGCCATATACGGCAGAAAACCGAAAAGGTAACGGTAGGATCATCTGGTTTTTTACGGCAATGAATCCGTATAACCCGTATTCGGAAATGGTGAAAACCTTGAAAGGAGAAACCAGCATCCAGATAAAACTACGAGCATATGGGTACGCAGAAAATTTAACAGGCAACCAGTTTCCTAAATTTTGTCACGCTCATGTTCTTGATGCAAAAGACATCCCCGAAGGAACTAACTATTTAGCCGTAGATCCCGCATGGAATAGAAACTGGTTTATGCTGTGGCTACGGGTAGATGAAAAAGGCCGAAAATATATTTACCGAGAATGGCCCGACCGCGATACATTTGGAGAATGGGCAACGCCTTCTGAAAAAGCAGATGGTGCAATTGGCCCGGCCCAAAGCATAGGCGGTGGACGAGGCGTAGACGAATTAAAAGAGTTAATGGAAGAACTAGAAGGCAGCGAAGAAATTGAACAACGCTACATTGACCCTAGAGCAGGGGCGACACAAGCGGCTGGACGAGAAGGAGGTACTTCTATTATTGATTTACTAGCTGAAGGCGAAAAACCGTATTATTTTGATCAAGCGGCTGGAATTTCAATAGCTAATGGTTTAACAATAATTAACGATTGGTTAAACTACGATCAAAGTGAATCTATTTCTGCAATGAATGAGCCTTCTTTGTATATTAGCCGAGATTGCGGAAACATTATATACAGTTTGCAAGAGTGGACAGGACGAGATGGTGAAAAAGGAGCTACAAAAGATCCGATTGATACATTGAGGTACTTAGCAGTAATGGAACCGATCCATGTAAACGAGTCCACTTTCCAAGGAACTGGAATACGAGGATATTAAAATGTTGATACAAGATTTACCATTATTACTAACTGTTCGGCAAGCTGAAGACTTGACTGGATTGGAGCGTAAATATTTAGCTAAATTAGCAGATAAAGGAAAATTAAAAATTTATAGAACTATGGGTAACCAAAGACGGTATTATAAATCGTCTATACTATCATATCTTAACTATGGACAATAACGACAAACTAGCGGTGGCATCAGACACGCCCGACATACGAGAATTGGCTGGAGAATATGTTCGATCCCTTGATGAAGGGTATTCTTTGGAGAAAATAGCAGAAGTGGACGACATTCGGTATACCCGGTGGGATTCTCAAAGCGAAGACGGTAAAAAGCACGATTCTAATATGAAGGAAGGTTCTCAAGCTTTCCCTTGGGACGGGGCTTCAGATACACGAATTCCGTTAGCCGATTCTATTATAAATGATTCAGTGGATATTTTAACTACGGCATTTAGTCGTTGTAGTTTAAAAGTAGGAGCTACTGAAATTAGTGATTCTGGACAAGCGGCAATTGCTAATAATTTAATGCGCTGGCAGATTGACACTAAATTATACCATTCACTCAACAAAGAATCCGAGTTACTAGCTCAATACGGCAATCAATATGGTTGGGCGTGTCTTCATGTAGGATGGGAACAGAAAAGTGCTTTAAAACCTCGCGTGTTGACAATGGATGAAATTGTTCAAATGACAGAGCAACTGGAAGAAGGAACTCCTATGAAAAATCTACCAGAA